TTCGCCATCGTGCTTTGAAATAAATTCAACGAGAGCACCAGTCTTCTCGTCTTGAAAAAGATTGCTAGACATTAGGGTATTTGATTCCTTTCATTCATTATAGGCAAATAAAAAGAGGGGCTTAATGGCCCCTCTGTTTTATTCAGTTGTCTACAAGATCAATAGCCTTGGCCGGCTTCAGTCTTGTAAGGCAGGACGACGTCCTCTGCATCAGGAGCAGGAGCATCGACGTAGTAGCAGACTTCGACGAGTACAGCAGAAGTAGAACTGGTGTCGATCGTTTCGAGGTCGTCAGAAGCGGTAGCGGTCACAGCGGTGGGCGAACCCAGAGCAGACAGGGAGCTGGAGAGGTCAAATGCAGAAGCTGCACCGTTCTCAGCAAACACGCCGCCGGAAGCGGTCAGGGTGACGCCGCCGGAAATGCCGGTAGCCTGGATGGTTCCAGAAGCAGCAGCAGAACGCAGGTTGACGGTGTTCACAGCCGTGCGGTAGATGGTGGCACCAGCGGGGATCTGGAAAGGACGATCAAGCCGGGGCTTGTCATCTTGACGCTGATCGGGAGCAGGGATCACCAGGGACAGAGTGCCAGAAGGGGTCGTGGTGCCGGGGCACACATACACACCAACTGTGCGGTAGAACTCAACGCCAGGAAGAGCTTCAACAGCTTGATCCTTGTAAGCGTTCAGTTTGGCAACGTAGTTACCGGGGAAGATTACGGACATTGTTAATTACCTCCTATCAATAAACGAAAGAGTAACCAACAGTGATGAAGTCCTTGTTCAGAACTTCAAAGCCTGCGAACAGGGACCAGATCATGATGATGAAACGGCTGAAGTCATCGTTGTTGTTCAGCAGAATCTGAGCATTGTTACCACCAATGCCCACGCCAACGGCCTGAGGACCGAAGAAGATCAGCTGGGAAGCAGCATAATCAGCAGCAGAAGCATCGTTGTCAGTAACGATCAGGTTGTAGTTCGTCTCGGGGAGGTTGGTTGACTCGAACCAACGAACACCCTCGAACAGGAAGCCAGAAGGCATGACGGGCTGACCAGCCACGAAACCAGCCTGGCCGTAGGCAGGACCCATGCCCTGATAGAAGTTCGCGTTAGGAGCTTCAGCAGGAGACATTGGGTTGATCATGCCGCTACCGGGGTAACGAGCAATCTCACGGAAGTCACTGTTCTGACGCAGGTGCATCATTGCGGTGGGGTCCACGATGCAGCGGTAGTAACCATCAGAGAAGGTCGGGACGTTGCGCTTACGCATGTCCTTGACAACTTCCAGAAGGTCGGTGGTGACGTCAAACTTGGCAGACTCACCAGCAGCGTAGGTAACGCCGAGGGTTCCGCCGGAACCGCCCTTGGCCTTACCGCCGGGCAGGTAGTAACCACCTTGATCTTTAGAAGCAGCACCATTGGCTTCGGCCTTCAGCAGTTCGTTAGCGAAGACGCGGTCACGCCAGCGGCGGTAGTCATCCAAAAGGGTCAAGCTACCTATGCTTTGATGAAAGACGTTCAGGTTGCCGGTATCGAGCAGAAGACGCTGAGCAGTGATCAGGGTCTCACGTGCAACCTTAAAAGTAGAAGGCTGAGCAGAATCGCGGGTATCGGCAGGGCCGGTGTACTCACGAAGAGTCACCAGAACCTTGTCCTTAACGATGTTGCGTGCAGAAGCCGTTCCAAGGGTTTGGTCGGCAGTACGCTCACGAGACTCTTTAGTGCCTGGCTTGCCCCAGAAGCGGTAACGATCCAGCTGCACGGTTTGGCCGGGCTGCTTGGAGAAATCGTGAACCACCACAGGCTCCACAGCCATCTCAATGATGTATGCGGGGTGGGGACGGTACAGTTCAGCACCAAGGAGCTTCGGAAAATCATTATCAATCCACATGGGATAATAACTCCAAAACTAAATGTTTATAGTGACTTCGATGTGTCACATAAGTAAACTATAAACTTTAATTAGTTAAGATAAAGGATATACCTTAAATGTTTGTGGGTCAATGGAATTTATAGATAGCAATGAGTGGGTGCCTATTCACACTCTTGCTGGGTTTGAATGCTGCATCGAATACTACGTCAACAAGGACGGTTTGGTTAAATCAACCAAGGGGAGATCAGAAAGATTACTTCGTCCTAAAACAAATAAGCGTGGTTATCTATCTGTCAACCTTACTCAACGTATTGGACGCAAGAAAACTATCTCAGTGTATGTTCATAAACTAGTAGCTCTTGCATTCCTTCCAATTGCGCCCACTCCATATGGTCGCAAGAAAGGATGCAGCGGTATTACTCACTTGGATGGAAACAGAAGCAATTGTTCTGCGTCTAATCTAAAGTGGTCTACTAGAAATCTCTTACAATAATAGTATTGCATCAAAATATTCCTCATGGATAGACTCACTCTTAAGGGTTATAAAGAAGTGACGGGGCAGGTTGGCAATGAGCTGGCTTGGATCCAGCCTCTGAAAGGTGACTTTCATAAGTTTCCTCGTTGGTGGAACAAGAAAGGCACAATTCAGTATGAATCTGTGACTATTTTCAATGTGACGCGGGCTCCTGGCGATATCAAAATCGTTATTCCTACTTCAATCAATACTCATATTGAGATGATTTGGGATGATCAAACAGAGACGTTTAAGTTCCCCATTCATCGTGGTGTTGAGCGTGTTGCGATTGTGGATGCTGCAACCAATGCTTTGGTTCAAGAGTATCAATTCTCTCGGATTGCTGGTGGTTCTGTGCTGAAGCGCACTATTGCTCCACTGCCTAGCAAGACTATTGGAAACGTCAGCATTACTGGAAGTCCTACTCCCGATGTGGGTATTGCTGCTACTTACAGCGTGGCACACACCGGAACTGCTGCCGATCTTGTCTATCTCTGGACTTGCACCGATAGCTCCGCAACAATTACTTCGCCTACGGCTGCTTCCACTGATATCACTATTAGTGAGGCAGGTACGTTCGATGTCACTTGCAACATCTCCTCTGCAACCTCTAGCGATTCTCCAACCTCTGTTGTTATCTCAGTAACTGCTACTTAAGAGAGGTTGCTCTGGAGTAGGAGTGACTTCAGTAATACTAAGATATTGTCTACCGAGCGTCAGCCTTACATTGAAAGGCAGGCGCTTTGTTCTTCTTGCGTGTATGCCTACATAAAAGAAACTTTCGTCTGGCACATACGCAGTCTGAGTTCCTATCGGCTTTCTGTCAGGACCATACAAAACTACATCAACATATCGATCAATATAAATATTGTTAACGCCTACATTTTCAATCTCACAAGTAACCACTGGATTAATCAAGGATGGCCTGCCCTCCGATATTGATGCTGGGGAATAATCATTTTCTACAGCAAGATCATCTTGATAATCAATACTTGCTTCTGTGTAATCAACCAAAGCATCAAGCTCTAGCTGATCAATACGAGCGAAAAAATAATCATCTCTATCAGCGTTGAATGCACGGTTGTCTTGAACCGTGTCACTGACAGCAACAACTACTTTAATAAAAATGTTTTCGGTACCAAATAAACCTACTGAGTTATTGAAATTAATGACTGCAGGAGCCACAGTCACTCTTTCAATTACTGGATTTTGGATACTATTTCCTGTGACGTAATTAAGCGATTTGTTCGCAACTACGTTTGCTGGGTTAGTATTATCACTCCCGCCATACTGTTGGCGGAAGCGAAGTATCTCATTAGTTACGTCACGTGTCATATCGACCCAGCGCTGGCAATATCTCTATTTTAAACTACAGATATTCACCAATCTCACTTCCGCTTTCACGCAGAGCTTTCAGCGCTTTGTTCTCTAAAGTTCTGACACGGTCACGACTCATGTTCAGCACTTGACCGATAGCTGTCATTGACAACGGCTCTAGTGTGTCATCACCGATTCCATAACGCATGCTGATAACCTCAGCTTGAAGAGTAGGCAGCTTGGCAATCTCAGAGCGTATATCTTGCTTAATAAAAGCAGCTTCGAGAAGTTCAGATGGAATTTGACCTTCATCCTCTAACAGGTCTACCAAAGCAGTGTCGTGATTTTCTCCAATCTTAATTTCCAAAGACGTTGGTTGGCGAGCTTTACACATCAAATCCTTGACTTCATCCTCAGTCAGTTTTAGCTCAACTGCTAGCTCCGCAACTGTAGGAAGATAACCATTCAGTTGGCTCAACTCACGCTGGGCTTTCTTAAGTTTGTTGAGGTTCTCAGTAACGTGGATCGGTAGACGTATCGCCCTCGACTTTTCAGCGATCGCGCGAGTGATCCCTTGACGGATCCACCAGTAGGCGTAAGTAGAAAACTTGTAACCACGACCAGGATCAAACTTCTCCACACCGCGCACCAGCCCGATGGTGCCTTCCTGGATGATATCCAGTAGTTCCATGTTCCGCTTGGTGTATTTTTTGGCGACGCTAACCACAAGGCGAAGATTGGCTGTAACCATTTTGTCTTTGGCTCGTTTGCCATCACGAAGCTCCCGCTTTATTTGCTTAGGGGTGATATCAAGTGCTGCTGCCACGCCCTCATCATCGAGTGACATTTCTTTCTTGTATTCTTCAATCTCCATCAACCTTTGTACTTGACGGCCCAACAAAATCTCCTCGTCGTGCTCAAGAAGTGGGATCCGTCCAATGTCTTTTAAATAAGCACGAACTGGATCGTTGCTTCCTCTTTGTGTTGTCATATAGTCCTTTTTGGGTATATTTAATTCTACACCTAATTGTTATAAATATCAAGCAGATAGTAGGGCAAATCTAACACTTTTGCGAGGTGGTTCTTGTCTCCCTTCCATTGCTTCTACTGCCATAGCTTGAGCAGCATGCTCATTAAATCCTTTTGACTTATAGTTATCTAGATAGCTTTCGTAGCGTTCAATAGAACTATCAAAGTCTTCACCGTGATTAACCATCTCAGCTGCCAGGTGATTAGCAGCCTGATCTTCTACACCATCTGATTTCAGATGCTTCCAAATCGCCTGAAAAACCTCAGGGCTGACTTCTTCTTTAGTTGCTTCACCAGCAAATCTTTCGCAAGAACAGCCCACGGTTTTATTTATTTACTACTCTAATTGTAGTCAATTAGCCAAGCAAACTTGTTCCCAGTTTAGAACCATCGCTAATACGACGATCAAACTCAGGATCGTTAGCTTTGGTATGTGCAAGGTTAGACAGATGCATACCTTTTGATTCAATCCGAGGGTCGTGTTCAATAATAGCTGACATCAAAGTGTTCAAGCCTTGCTGGGTTTTATGATCAACATCAGACTTAGCATTCAGTGCATCACGCTGAGCACCGATCATTTCAGTCTGCTTATAAGGAAGTTGCGTCCGTGCATTCTGCTCAAACGTTTGACGACGGAAGCCATCATTGATTGAACCCTGCTGTTCAGCAGCGACTTGGGTAAAAGCACTGCCGTCAGCCATGTTAGGAAGCCCCTGATTAGGAGGCATCATGCCTGCAGTACCTTGTCCCATGGCTGCATCAGCCATTGCGTGACGAGAATAAGAACCTAGACGATGATCCATTTTTACATACACTCAATATTTATATTGTAGGGGATGCTAATTAACATCCCCTAACGGTTTAGATCAGAGGTCCTGAATCAGGGCCTTGGTCTGGAATGCTGCACCAGGAGCAGCGGAGAGATACTTCCAAGCATTCTCAGGGGAGCTATCCATCATCTCGCTGAAGTTGCCCCAGAAGGTGGCAGCTTCGTTAGCAGGCTGCTGGCCAGGTGTTGGCATTTCCATCGTTGGACGCTGGAAGTTAGCAGGCACTTGACGCTGCTCTTGAGCTTTGATTTCAGCTGCAAACTGATCGCGTGCTTCAACAGCTTCGCGGTACTCCTGCTCAGCAGCAGTCTCGGTTGGATAAGGACCGTTAGGACCAAAGAAGTCGTTGACGTAATCAGCAAGGATGTCAGGATCAGTCAGCATGATGTTCATGGCTGCACGCTCTTCACCAGCAGCGTTCAGCATCAGGTTCATGGCCTGACCGGTTTTGACCTGATCGATCAGAGCATCTTCAACAGCACATGCATACTGGTTAAGCAGAGCAGGAGCTTCAGCACCAAAGTGCTCAAGAACCTCAAGGCTGGTGTCAGAGATCTGGCTCAGATAAGAATCACTTGCGCTTTCTGCGGCGAGGGGCTGGCTGTGCTGGGGCTGGAGGTAAGCCGCCTGCTGGGCCAGGTACTGCTGCTCCGCCTGGTATTGGGCCTGGGCCTGCTGCTGCTGCAGCGCCTGGTCCATATACGCCTGGGTTGAAGCTTGGGGACTGAATGTCTGGGGTGCCAAATACTGGGCTTGAAGTTCCGGCTGTACCGAACCCAAGGGTGCCTGGACCTGCTGCTGAGGCGTTGGGGTCTGGTACGCCGAGTATGGTACCTGGGCCTGGGATTGGCTGGGCGTATTCAGACTTGCGCTCAAAGCCTGGAACGCTTCCTGCCATGGATTCCCCGCCGGAGCCGGAGCCGCCTGCTGCTGATACACCGGAGCCGGTGCTTGTGCCGTTGTCGGTGACGCCTGGAAGCTTGATTCCACGTTCATCGCGGATGGGGCGGCCGCGCTTGGAGCGCTGCTGGTCGGCATCGCTGAGCTTGCTTGGGCGCTCATCTGAGCCGGCTGGTTGATACTTTCCACTGTAACTTAACTCCTTACGTAAAAATTCGAGTGATCTATATAAGAACCCTGTGATATCAAGGTTCGGGTCAGACCCCAGCGGTAAGTTTGGTGTCTGAGGATGTGGCAACTGATAAAGACTGCCGAGTAGTCCGATGAAAGACTGTAAAGACTGTTGGGTTTGTTGAACCATCCTGAACGGATAGCCACTAAGCATGGCTGCTCGTTCTTCTTCGGTTTTTCCTGGGAAGAGATACTTGAGAGCTTCGATTGAATCTACCCCAAGTTCTTGAAGGTTTCTCACGACAATACTGTTATTCAGAATGTCTTGTGTGTCATCTTCAAAGACTTCGCCAGTCCAGCGCCAGGAAACTTTTGTGTTTCCGTCAGGAATAAGCCCGACAACGCCAGGTGGTATTTCACCTGCCTCAAGTTTAGCACGGAACAATTGTTCCCTTGCATCAAGGAAGTTCTTCTGCTCTTCTTGGTATGCAGCCTGAGCTTGCTCATATTGCATTCGATCGGGGAAGTCTTCCTCAAGAGGAATTACAGGTTTCTTCAGGCCTAACGCAGTTGCAAATGATTCTTCAAACAAATACTCTTCGTGTTGAATCATCATTGAGAATGCTTTACACAGTCCAAAGGTAAACAATGCTTTAGCCTTTTTCTCAGCTGTTGCTGCAACACGACCATAAAGAGTTTTAATCTCATAAGCAGTAGATGCAGTGTTAATGTCGATGTCATCCACACCACCTAAGGCCAGTCGAATCTCTGAGCGATACTGCTTCACATACAAGTTCTGGTCACCAGAAACACTGTCAGGTGTCATGTAGCTCACACGATCAGTTGGCTCAAGGTTTGCAATAACCCTAGGCACTTTGATTTGACCATCTAAGGGTGACGGGCCACCGAAGGGGCTGCCGGGCGCAGACATTGGTTTGAAGCCAGCTGCTGAGCTAATCGTGGGACGCATAGTTGCATCATTACCACTTTCAACAATGTCGTGCTTAGGACGGCTAGAAACCAACGTAGGGTTACCAAAGAACTTCATGTTCTTACGAATGTTACGCACCAGCTCATCGTGATACAGGATCTGATGGCTAAGCCAATCGAATTCACCTGTGCCTGTGCTTTCGCCTGTACAGTCAAGATGATTGAAGATTTCAACAGCAGGAATAAAGCCAAGGCTATTGGTCAGTGTTTCTGACACACCCTGACGTTGCTGTGTCATTCCGTTGTTGGTGTCATCAAACTCAAGCTTTTCATCAGAGATGGTTTGCTCAATCTTATCTTTGAATACAGTAAGTTTAATGTACTTCTTTCTACCACCACGTTGTGTAGGCTGACCATACGAAGGAAGGCTGGCCATAGGACCAAAGCCTTTACCTTTGACTGCAAAGCTGTAGATCAAAGTGACACTATCAATCTTACCGGTTTGATCCCGATAAGCACGGTAACGATCCTTAGGGAAGTACAGCAGCTGATACGTATCACCGGAGGGGCGGAAGTAGAACAGACCTTGACCATCACACAAGAAGTGATCAATGATGCTGTCAAATTTCATCTCCAACATATTTGCGTCATACACACTCTTCAAGAATTCTGTGCGCTTCCCATAGGAATCTTGCTCACAGTAAAACTCAATTCCACGACGTAGGATAAACGTGCGCATCTGTGCCAGATGAGACGCAACAATCATCGTATCGGTCTGGGAATCCCCGCGCCTTGCTTTTGCTGCTTCGAGTATTTCCTGAAACTGACCGTTAGCGATATTCATTGTTAAATAAACCCTTTCTCTTTACTCTAGTGTATTAACTAAAAAGTTCGGCTCCTTTCTTACCTGCGTCGAAGTCAAGTTTGTATTCCTTAGGCTTAGCTGTGCTGGCCCAGTCAGACATTGGAAGTCTGGAAGTGATGGCGTCCATATCGCCCAGCCAATTCAATTCTTTCAGGTCAGACATTGACTTGTTATACAGAATGCTGTCATATGCACGCTGATCCATATCCTTAATACGCTCATCGGCACCCGTAATCCTGTTTGCTGCAGCTGAAGCTTCTGCAGCGCGTCTAGTGCCGAAGCCATCTTCACTACGCTTCTGTAAGTTCGTCAGCAACCCAAGCGTATTGCCAGTGGAGAACATATTGTCATTAGGGTTGTAAGCAAGTGCTGGATTGATAGATCCATCTGACATACGCTCTCGTGTAGCTGCTCCACCAGCACCACCGCCACCACCAATAGCATTCATGGTGATTGAGTTATCAATCTGACCCATGTTGCCAAAGTTCATTGCACCCTCACCAAGGGTGTTGGTAATCTTGGCGTTATTGAATTTGTCCTGATTGAATGAATCAGTGATGCTCATATCGGCAGTGCCCATCTTGGCTCCTTTGCCAAGGTTAGTATTAGCACTATTCTTTATGCTGACTTCTTCTTTAGTTGGCAGAGGATTGGTATCCATCACTGGAGTACCATCTTCAGGGTCTGTGATGTCGGTACGTGTCTTTGATCCCAAGCTTTCTAATCTCTTGTTCAACAAATCTTGTGCACCACTTCCTAAGGTGTAACCACGCTCTTTGATCATTTTATTAACGTCTTTAGCCGAGAAGCCCTCACCATCTTTACCCTGATTAGCAAAGCCTTTAGCTTCACCCAGCAGAGACTGCATCTCAACACGACGCAGGTCTGGCTGCTTATTACCTTCACCTAAGTTACGGCCCGACACTTCATCAGCTCTATAGTTTTTGAGCTTATCAACTGCATCAAAGTCATCCATTCGTGCTTGAGCACCTGAGTGAACTTTACCGCCAGCAGCTACGTGTGCATCATATTGCTTTTGAATCTGCTTCTCGCTCATACCAGCTTCACGAGCTGCGCGAAGATCTCTCTTGGTGATTCCATCACCACCATACATTTTGTTTAGCTGTAGCTTATCAACTCTATCTTCCATAAACTTCTTAGAACTTGCACCCGGAGCTACGTCAGTAGTAGCACCACCAAAACTACTTTCCTCTTCTTCTTTTTTGCCCTTGCTTGCGCCAGGTGCATAACTAGATGTATTACCAGGGAACGCCATGGTTACAAGATCTCAATGTCATCATTATATTCTAATTGTAACGCCCCTCTTCTCAACAATCCTCCCATAGTAAGCACCATTGAATCGACGCAGTCATCGTGTGCTGTATGTCCAAAGTTCAATAGTTCGTCTTCAAGAATGTCCCACTTGCGCCACTTGTTCCAGATAACTTTCTTATGCTCATATAAACCAAGGACACCACGCAGACGAGATAGCTTGTCTCCTTTAAATCCCTTGACTGGACTACAGCTCAGGTTATATAACCCACGCTGCTCAAACATCACTCGTTTGAAGTCACCCTCAAATGAACTCTGATATGCAACTGCTTCAGGCCAGATCATACAAGATGATGTAGTTGGGAAGTAATTGCCCTCTTCGTTCTCTAGTAATATATTCCAATCCGATAACATTTCACAAAGCATATCCATCTTTTCTAAATTACCCATTGACTTAACTCGTCGTTGGTCAATCATATATAACTTACCGTTATCAATACCACCTAACGTAAGCACGGTATAGTCATTCTTTTCATTTAGACCTGCACTGAGGTCAATCCCGACGCCAATACAATCGAATGATTCAGGTACTTCACCTTTGACAATCAAGTCTGGTGATAAGCCGACGTCTCCTGATTGAACAGCAGTGTTGAGGTACTGATATGCAAATGCAATCCTGTCCTCCATCTTACGTTCGTTCAAATATTTCATCGACCAAAACTCTGGCCAATACGAACGCTGTCTACCGTCTTCGTCTGTTATGACTGCCTTTTGGACGATTTGTTTCCAGTTATTCTTGGGGACAAATAGAGTTGCGTGTATGTCGTCGAAATGGAATCGGGTACCCAAACAGATTGCCCGTGCGCCCTGGAACATAGTAGGTGCAATGACATTAGACCATGTTTGTTCCATCTCCCTTCTAATGTCCGGATTATTGATGGATG